TCTATTTTGTATGCCGTCAGGTTTTCAAGTGCCTTGTCGAACGGCAATGCGAGTATTTCTTTTATGTCCATTGTGTGGGTCTCCTGTTAAATTTAATTATTATTTTTCTCTTCAATCCACTTAATCAAATTACCCACGTCTTAATTCCTCATAATTATACCCTCGTGTTTATCTGTCCTGTATCATGCCGTCTATGCTCATTAATGCAAACAATACTGCTACACCTAAAAATTGATATGCCTCAAATTGAATTGCAAAAATAGTTATTACACTTGCAATAAACCCTGTAATAAGTTTAAAATACATTTTATCCCCCTTTGATTAATTACATTACTTAAAAGCGGGCGGTGCAGGATTACTTTCGTCTATATATCCCGTGCCAGTGTATACGCTGTCAGCTTTACGCCACCGCCCCTATTTTTATAACCTATCGTATTTTAATATAACATCATATATTTCCCTGTCAAGCGTTTTTACCTGAATCCCAATGCCGCTTTGCTTAGTTGCTGGTCTGGCCGGTTCAATACTGCTTTCTTCGGGAAATACGTCAATGCCAGCGCATCGCTATCGTCCGGCGACCGCCCCAACCTTTTCTTTATTTCGTCTTTTTCCTCGATAAATATATCGCCGTTACTTTTCGTATCCCAGTGGTGTTCGCATAATTCCTGCACAAGGTCATCGTTCGGAGGCAATGCAAGCGGTTCCCTGTGACTGTCGAATGATGGGTCGAGTGCATCCCGGACAGCCCACAGGCAGTAAGCCCTCATATTCGTAAATGTCCGCAATCCTGTAAAGTCCTTTTTCCCTTTTGCGCTTTCTGAAAACTTCGCACTCGTGACCGATTCTTTCGGAATAGCGTTCGCTTTTTCAAGCTCTGATAACCTGCTATAAACTCCTGCCCCCTCGCCTATCGTGTCTATAAAAACATGTCCGCCCGGATTCGCAACCAGTATGTTCTTGATTTTCCCGACCGTCGACATGTGATCCGACTTAGAATAGCTTTTTATCTGAGTTACGATATTCCCGTATCGATAAACGAATGATGTTTTGTCCGCCCCCATGCCCGCAATATCGGCTCCCAGCGACAGCTTGTCTTCGGGCCCGGATTGTCCGTTACGTTCATGCCAACGATCGACCGCGGCCTGTGTCCATGAATATGGTATAAGCTGGTTCTCCTGCTCCCGTGGTGGCTCGCCTATAACCATGACAAGAAACAGATCGCCCGGACGATACCATCGTCCTTCCCACTGGAAATCGTACAGTTCAGGTTTCACATCATCAGCATCAATAGCCGTCACCATACCCGGCTTATGAATGAGTTTATCAACCCAGTTCCAGTCAACCTGTCCGGGAATAATAGTTTTTTTTGCTTTCACATTTGGAGCGTCAAGGCAATTAAGCCGAAATGATTTATAGCGCGGGTCTTTAATGCTGCGGAATGCTTCACCACTTGCACGTACAGGATTAAAAACTATCAGCAGCCGCGAATTGCCGGGAAGGATTTTCTCGATGTTATTAAACGTGCGGTCGTCGATACCTGACGCCTCAGATACAACAACCATGAGATTGGGTGAGTGAAAGCCGGTCCATGTTTCATCATGTGTATCGGACGCCTTGAATGCGATAAGGAAGTGATCGGGATCGTCGTCAAACTTGATATAGCTCTGTAATCGTCTACCGCCAAGCGGTATCTTTGCTTTTTTCCGTATATTCGCAATCTCGGTCATCATGATGGCCTCGACCTGCCGACCAGTCGGAGCCGTGTTGACTACTTTAGACGGTCGTTTCAGGTGTAGCCAGCAATTCGAGACGACGGCAGATATGAAATCCTTACCCCTTGCATTCCCTGATCTAACAGAAACAAGCGGCTCATGTTGAACCGCTCGTACTATTTTTTTTTGGTCGCTGTCAAGATTAACGTTTAATATCTTTTCGGCAAAGAAACACCAGTCCTCGTGTGACCGTTTCCAGAGTTCGCGCATACCCGGCGTTATCACTTGCTTTGATTGAGATATCATTTATTCTTCTCGGATAATTCTTTCTCAAGATCATCCCATGAGTTTATTGTCATGTTAACATCGAGCTTGTCGTTAAACATACCGAGATGGCGACCGATTTTTTCAAGTGCTGACACTTTATCATGTAGTTTAAATTTTATAGAACCGCCGTCTTTGCTGATTGTTTCTGATACTTCTGAAATAGCCGCAGTCTGTTCTGGCGTCAATTCATCTGATTGTTTTAATATAACACCGTCAGCTCCCCAAGTAGAATAATTACGCATATCAGTAAATCCGATTTTTGCAAGTTCTCTTAACACCATATCTTGCGTTATTTCCGTTCTAATACTACGTTTTTCTTGAGCTTTCTGAATATTTTTTTGAATTTCAACATGTTTCAACAAACGTTGGCCTTGAGAGTATGCCGTTTTTTCTTTATATCCTGCTCTTATTGCAGCCTGAGTTGCGTTCAGGTCAATGATATATTCCTGACAGAATCGTTTTTGTTTTGCGTTCAGCACTTATATCACATCCTTTGTTTTACAGCCCCATCTTTTCAATAAGTTTTTTCTGCAACTGATCCCGTTTATAAACATCCATGAGATTATCGAGATCGGGATTGTTCTGTGATTCTATGAATGCACGAAGCTGTATCACTGTCATGGTTCGGATTTGTTTGGCGGTTATGTCTGCCGGTTTATCAGCTGTTGTTTCATCTTGAGTTGTTTCATCTTGAGTTTCGTCCATAACTTCAATAGGCGTTTCTGCTTCGTATGCCGGCTCATGTTTTTCATCTACTGGTTTTTCAACCGGTGTTTCCTGTGTAGTTTTTTGTGCGGTTATTGGTTTTGCTTTTCTCTGCCTTGCCATGATTAATACTCCTTAATTTTGGTTTACTGTTTCAAATTAATACTATTCTGCCTAATTTGTCAAGTGATACTAGCCGTTTGCAAATTTATTTTATTGTGCTGTAATAAGTTATGTAATAGTTGCAAACGCTGCAAACCGATTGTAAACCGATTGCAAACCTGTAAACCCTTATTTTTATTGATACTTCCTTATATATATATGTATTGTTTGCATTTATTTATATTATATATACCCTTAGAGAAAATATAAAAAAATACTTAAAAAATATACCATAAAAAAATACTTAAAAAATATATTACTTCTATATATATCTATCAAAAATTTTTGCAAACGTGCAAACATTTGAGTCAAGTATTTAATAATAATATAGTTAAGTCTGTAAACCATTTGCAAACAAAACCCTATTTTGCAAACAAAATGGCTTGTTTTTTACATATTTGAGAAATTTTTGTTGTCAATGATCATAAATTTTCTGCGTATTTTTGTCATTTTTTTGTTGGCATTTTAGATATTTTTGTTGGCATTTTAGATATTTTTACGTCTCATTTTTATCATTCTGGAACACAATATCGTATGGAATTGCAGTTGCGCGATTAATAATTCCATTATATTTTACCCCTGCTTTTTGCTCTATTTCGGGTAATCTGCGCAAATATTTTGACCAGTTTTTCTCAAATGGCGTGTTTTTTAGTATTGATTTTAACGAAGAATGACTGTCTGAAATAACAATACTATCCTTAATCACCCGAATGCCTATTTGCTCAAGTGCTTCCTCGCTATACGCTGTTATTGGTTTTTGGTATAGTATTCGAGCTATTGATTTTTCGACTCTTTGGTTATCAACTGTGTATGATAATATGTGACTCAATATGTTATTTAAACATATTCGTTCATCTGATTCATCGTCAACACAACTTTCACCATCCCAGTTTTGAGCATCTATCCATTCAGACGCTTTTTTCTCTGTTATTGCATTATCAGAAGTAAGCGAATACGCCCCTGAAAGCAGTATACCAAGCTGATCACCGATTCTTTGATCATTAAATTTACAGGCTATTGCGCGGCCAAATGTAAGAGCATTTTCAAGTATGACCGGTATCATGATAAGCGTCCTGGCCCGCAAAGAAGCGCACCATTGCGGCGACATAATCTTAACTTCTTCTTTGAGATTATCAAATAAATCTATGGTGTCTTTTGGATTTGGACGTGTCAATGATAATATTGATATTCTTGATTTATCCGCCTTATGGTCTACGTTCACACCGATAGAGGCAAGCATGAAACATGATCTGATATGAAATATCATAGCCCTGCCGCCCTGAGTACCTTTGATAATCGGCGCTCCGGTCTCTGAACTCGATTGCCTCATGAGGTCAATAATACCCTGTAATCGTAGCCGTGCATTAGCATCCTCACCCTCGGCCTCGTCAAATAATACCGGGAAAGCGTTAATGCCAAGAGCCTGCCTGATTCCTGCCTCGGTTGAATTTGATTGAGCCTGTAATTTAATATCGCCGATAACCGATTTAATTATCTCATCGATAATCCATGACTTACCAGTTCCACTTGCTCCGCTAACCCAGATGTGCGGACGCCATGTAAGTGCCCCACAGATCGGCGCGACGACACACCACCCGGCTAGCAACGTGCCGTATATCTGTTTTTCCCATGATGGCATCCGGCATATTTCAAGGAATTTATGAGATTTATTTAGTTCTAAAGGACTAGCTCGTTCGATCTCAACAGGATAGGAAGCGTTGTATATAAAATTCGTTTTCAATGACTGTATTTCGGTTTCTTTGCCATCAACGATAAGCCTGTCCCCGAAATGCTGAACAACACGGCCATCATCAAACCAAGTACCGCATCCCCTTAGTCGGCGGGTATCATAAATACCAACGCTTTTCGACGCACGGAAAAGCCAGTTTTTAGCTGCATTATAGTCAGGGCCGGTTTTAGATGGGAAGTTAGTTTCCCACCATTGCAACGGAGCGAGATTTATCAACGCTGATTGAGTATGCTGGTCCGGGGAAAGCCTGATAATCTGGAGATCCTCATGTGGCAGATAATAGTGACAGCCGTCGTTATATCCGATAAGGCGAAACGGCATATTTATAGATAGTGTTTGCCCGGGCTTAATAGGTTCCGGTTCCGGAGGCGGTTCGGATTCTGTCGGTGTAAATGGTTCTGTTGCTTTAATTAGTGACGCAAACTCTTCTTTTTTATAGCCAAGTTTAAAATAGGCCGTTAAATCCTTAATCCCTTCAGGCAAATAAACGATTCTGATTTCTTTTGCGCTGCCATAAAGCATATTTGCTACTTTTAAAGCCTGCTCTGTACCTGCCCTTTTTCCTGTTTTTGGGTTAAGTTTATCATTGTCCGGGACAATCGCAACTTTTGCACCTGCGAAAAAATGACCGTAACTTATATCAAATTTATTCGTTGTTGCTATAAGATTTAGGCTTTCCAATGTTGCAACATCTTTTTCTCCATCCACAATAAATATATTTCTGTTATTCTTTGCCGCATCTGCTATTTTTGGCAATCTGTATGGCATTGGTTTTATTGATTTAAGATGTATTTTATGAGTTGTTGGTAATTGTTTGTTTCTTGAAGCTAAATAATAATCTTCATTGTATTTTGATTTATAATAATCCCCCGTTGATAATCCCCAAATCCATGATTTAGGATTTTCTGGGTTCGGTCTACGATGTCTAAAATCTTTAGGTTTAAAACGAACATTTTGATAAACGATGCTACCATCAATAGCCTGATAATCGTAAATGCAATCAATTATTTTTTTGCCAGAGGTTTTAAACGAATCGATGAATAAATCTTTTACGTCTATTCCGATTGATTCACATATATCATCAGTACTGCAACCAGCAAAACAATGTATTAAAATTTTTCCATTATCTTCGGCAATAGATAATGAGTTTTTTTTGTCTTCATGACATGGGCATAAAGCGGTGTAACCTTTGCCGTTAGGTTTAACGTTTTTAAGCTGAGAGAGCAGGTCAGCAATAGACAATGTATTCACATTATAATCCTTTCTATATCCTTAATGATGTCTGAAATGGTTTATATATCTTATTACTTTTAATTAAATTTTCTTTTGCTGGAATGAGTCTGAGATTAGAAAGTGCCCAACACCTTTTAAAATCAATATGCTCGGGTTTAGAAAAGTTAAAAGCTGATATTGGTATAATATGATCTATATGTAATTTCCCCGCAAGAAAATCAGACCACGTATAGCCATCTGGAAGAGTTTTCGTCAAGTGAATGTATAGTTGTTTTTTGTCATAGTCAACTAAATCAATCCACGATCTGTATTTTTTATTCCCTATTTTTATATTATAGTCAAGCATTAATGTTTTAAATTTTTTGTCCCGGCCCTTAACGGTCGCCGAAGATGGCTCCTACAAGACCGGGACAATTTGCCTGCCTACCCCAACCATACATAATAATGTGCCATACGCGTGGTGTCAACGGTTATTTCTGTGATCATATTCACCGTCCATAACTGTAACTGTGTTTGCTATAAACCGGGACATCTGAGAGATGTGTTGCTGATAATATTGGCCTGCGGAACGGATGGTTTTTTGATGGCTTGACTGTTTTTTTTGGTTTATTCATGGTTATAACACCAGTTTAAGTTGTGATTATTCCATGATATCATCTTCAATATAATCAGTATTCTCTTCAAATAATGTTATTTGTCCTGGATTATTTACCATCTCAATGTTTTTACACGCCTGATTGAAATATGACTCTTTCAATTCAGCACCAAAACCACGCCTTCCAAGTTTAAGTGCTGTATAAACCTCCGAACCAACACCGAGAAAAGGTGTTGCGATAATATCATTTTCGTTTGAATAAAGGACTATTGCCCGTTCGATAACCTGTAATTGCAATGGGCATATATGTTTTTCTTCATCCTCATCTCGTGCTTCCTTATATGGTAACACATCGCTGCCATGTATATCATCCCAATGTGATGATGCGTATTGTCTCCATATCCACTGCGACAACTTGTTATTGCGAGTGTCAGACGAGCCAGAATACCGCAATAAATCTTGTGGTACTTCTCTCATTCCGGCATAGTTTGTTAGGCCATTAGGATGCTCTACTGGTTGTTTGTTTTGCCCCGGCTTCCTAAATATAAGAAGATAATCGGCAGTTGCGGCCTGTACAAGAGTTGAATCCTTTATTAATTGACGATGTGTCAGCCCGAGAGCGCGTGTTCTCAACGCAACCCGAAATGGGTCTTTCCATATACAAAACCGAGTCTGGTACATGAATCCGGCATTTTGGTGTAACCTGATAATGTCACCTGGAAAATCCCTAAACGATGTTGTCTGCCCGGCAATTTTCAGGTCCATGCAATGTACAGCGGAAATACGTCCAGGCATCGTGATCCTGTAAATGTCATCAACCAAATATGAATAATGATCGAGGAATTGTTCATAAGACGTACAATTACTCATGTCGGAATTATCACTCGAATAGTTGTATAAATCGGCAAAAGGTGGCGAATACACCGTCATATGGATTGTATTGTTTTTAAGATTTTTGAATACTTTAATGCAATCGTCATTATAGATTGCGTACCTGTCTGTTATTACACTTTTTACTTCATCCATGTCGGCATCTCCATTTGTTTTGTGTTTCTTTCGGCCCGCTGTTTTATTATTTTTTCATCATTCATAAATTTAACTAGTTCCTCAAACATTGAATCGGCCTGCCTTGTTTTTCTTTGCAAGTTTTTTAATACTTTCAATTCTCCTGTTGTGGTTATTATGTCTACCGTGACCGGTCTTTTTTGTCCGAAACGCCAGCATCTACGAACGCCCTGATAATATTGCTCAAAACTATGCGATGGGAAAAAGGTTATATGAGCGCAGTGCTGAAAGTTTAATCCAAACGCCCCTATTTGTGGTTTTGTTATCAATACTGGCAAGTCACCATATGAGAACTCTGAAAATGTGTTTTCCTTGTAATCATCAGTATCCTTGCCTGATATTTGTTTTGAATCTGGAATAATTTTAGACAACAAATCCCCCTCCTCATTTGAATGACACCAAACAAGGGAACAATCATGATTCGATACCTTTTCAGCAACCATTTCACATCTTTGCTGTAATGTTATATGCCGTTCCAGTCTCTGCTCTTGCAGTGTGACCGCCTGCCGCACAAACAATTCGCCATCAAAAGGGCGGTTGTGTTCACATACTATCTCGTTCACTGTAAGTTTTGGTAATATAAAGTCCATATCATCATATCCCATATCAGATGGTTTTCTTATGGCCCGTGCCCAAGAACATACCCATCTCCAAAAACTATTTTTTGAGTGAGCTTTAAACCGCCACTTATTTTTATTCCAAAAGTCTCCGTATCTCTGGCTTATCTGCATAGCATTATCAGAGGTCTTGAAAAATGTTGAAAGCATATCCATATATCCCATATACCCTAATGCCTCTGATGATGTGCCGAGTTCTACATAATCATTCGGTGATGCTGTTGCGGTGCATAATAAACGGTATGGCATTTTCCTCATAAATTCTGTAACAATTTTTCTTCTTTGCCCAGTAAATGCTTTTATCGCAGAACTTTCATCACAGACAACACCGATAAAATCATTAGGATTGAAATAATGAAGACGCTCATAATTTGTAACTGTTATTTTTGAATTGATTTCCCCAATTATTGACCGCTTGCATTCAATTCCGAATTTATCTCCCTCCCGTACCGTTTGAGGTGATACTGCCAACGGTGTCACTATCAATACGTTTTTATTTGTTTTTCTTACGATGTTGTCGGCCCACGATAGTTGAATAGGTGTTTTGCCAAGTCCGCAGTCAGCAAATATAGCGGCACGGCCTTTTTTAGTGGCGTATAAAAGTAAATCTTTCTGAAAATCAAAAAGAAAATCGTGATCATATATCGGTTCAAAGCCATAATCATTAGTAGTTTGGGCCTTGTTTTCCAGAAACTCATCATAGTCCATTGTATTCCCCATTATATAATACCCAACTCCCTTATGATTTTAGCTATCCCACCGGCCCGCCTGACGACATCAATAAAATTCTGTTGTTTCTCTGATGTTTTACCCCTCCGTGATTTTACTTCAATTGCCGTGAATACCGCGATTTTCTGCCCGACCATTTCCGGCGTGATTGTGATCGTTTTGAAACCGATAAGATCAGAACTTCCGGGACACAGACCATACCGGATGCGCCGCCCATCGGCCATCTTTGCCAGCCCGACGTTGTTACGAAAAAGAGTATAACCGTCCTGGGCCATTTCGTATTTAATCCGCTCCTGAAACGTTTTCTCTGACATCATTCCTCCGTTTCATAATAATCATCATTGCAACAATCGGAAATATAATATATATCCTGATAACCGTCGTCTTCCAGAAAGTTGCGTTGTATTAATCTGAGTGTGCATGGTTCGCCACAATTGCGGCAAATGTACGTTGGTTCATCTCCCATTTTTAATTTCCCTTGTCGTTGCCATTTAGGCATCCAAGCAGGATACGGTTGTAGCATCCAATCGTGTATATCGGCTAGAGGATTTCCGAGATCGCCTATGCAGAAATCCCAGTCACGGTCTGTCATTATTAACGTATTCTCTTCACGGTGTTAATCTTGTTTAGTTATGTTTGATTTATATTAATCGTATGCTATGCCCAAAAAATGGTTGCCGAACATATCACGCAAGTAGTATGCCTGTTTGGCCCTAGCAGCAACCCTAGAGCAGCCCATGCGGCATCACTAGCAGTAGCAGCCCTAGCGACAGCCCTAGCAAGCAGCCCAAACATCAGCCCTAGCAGCATCCAGTTCTTCGTCGGTTGCATCACCCATAGCGTAACGTTCTGCAACCTCCACGGCGTTCCTGCTGTGCTCATCGGCAAGCAGGTACCAAACATCCCGGACACACCTGCAATCGAATAGCCTCAATGTTTTATCGTCACCAGCACCTTGTATTTTCATGGTCCACAACATCCAGTCTGAGCGCTGGCATTTCTCCCACGCCTCGGCCATCGTAGCAATGCCTTCCTGCTCAATCCATTCGATTGCGTCCGAACAAGCATAATGCTTCTTACACCATGTAAGAGCGGTCATTTCTTACCACCATTCTCCTTGGTTTATTAGTTGTTTTAATCTCTATCAATAGTATACTACATTGTGCCACAGCTGTCAAGTGTTATTTTAAGCATACTGTTTGTTTTTTCTTGCCTGCCACACGTGATAACTCCACCCAGGTTTATATCCCCTCTGCTTCTCGATTTCTCTCAATGATTCAAGCGATTTTGCCTGCCCAACTTCACGACGGCTGTTAATTCTGAATCTTCGTTTCTCTTCCTCTTGCAATTTTATAAGTTCGCCGTCAACCTGTTCTATTTCTCTTGATTGTATCGTCCGTTCCCATCCGCATCTTGGACAGCATTTTTTAGATTTCATAAATACAAAATAGCATGATTCGCACTGAACATATGGATTCTTTTCAGCGTCTTTTTTCGTAGTCTCGCACCCGCCGTCAAGCGACCATTCGCGGTCATCATCAGGCAAGCCGTGCCGAAATACGTTGCCAACGTGATCCAGAATATACGATTCTGTTTTACTCGGATGTGGCCTGAGACAGCGACCGGCCTGTTGAAGATACAGGCTCGTTGATGCCGTCGGCCTGAGCATAATCGCCGCCGTGACAACCGGAATATCTGTTCCCTCAGATACTATTTCGCATGACGTCAAAACCTTATATTTGCCATATGCCAGCCCAGTAATGCAGTCCAGTCGTTCAGCATCCGACATCGTACCGTCTATTGATTTTGAAGGTATTCCGGCGTCGTTAAACTGTTCCGCTGTATGTTCGGCATGTTTCACTGAAACACAGAAGGCTATTGCCGGAACGCCAGGACAGATTTTCTTGTACTGAGTTACCGCGCATCCTGTTATTTTCGGTTTATCCATCGCTTCTGATATTTCGTTTTTTGCGTAATCACCGAATCTCTTATGAATCCCTGTCATGTCAACGCCAGACTGAGGCGCATACACGACCGGGCGGGATAGATACCCTGCCTGTATTAATTCGGTGACCGCCGGGCCGTTCACGAGATCGTCAAAAAAACCTCCGACATGAACACCAAGTCCCCTGCCATCGAGCCGTGCCGGTGTAGCGGTCACGCCGAGTAATCTTGAATCTGAATAGTAATTAAGTATCTTGGCCCAGGATGAAGCCACGGCGTGAGCGCACTCGTCGATCACTATTAATGACGGTTTCGGATATTTACCAAGCCGCCTGACAAGCGTTTGTACCGATGCCACCTGTACATGTTCGTGACTGGATGTGCGCCCCGGAGCAATAAGACCGTGCGGTACGCCGATGTCAAATAACGCCCGTGAGGTTTGGTTTAGTAATTCTTGCCGGTGTACAAGGATAAGAACACTGTTGCCAATCCTGGCCGCCGATTCGGTGATATAAGCAAAAATCACCGTTTTACCACTACCGGTCGGAGCTTGCAATAACGGCGCATTGTGGCCTGTGCGATAGCTATGGCGCAGTTTATTAACGATGTCGATCTGATATGTCCGAAGTGTGTATTTCATCGGTATTGCCGCCTTTCATTTTCATTGTTGTTGCTTTATCGCCTAAAAATGCGTTAAACAATATGGTACACCAACCATCTTTAAGTGCTCTCAAACAAATATCAGTATCTTCATTATACCTTCCTCTCCACCTATAAGGCAATGATGTGTTTATTAACGTCATTGAATAAATCCGCGTGTTAAGTATAAATGGCTTAATAGATGGAGAGCGGTCTGGGGCGAAGGCAATGTTATTAAAACCAGAAAAGGCTACATTGTCATATCTATCTGTAAAATCCTCCGCCGCTCTAAATATTGCGGGAGTTCGTGACGGTATTCTACGATTATAATTCATGCGATAAAATCTAATAATATTGTCATCTAAAATCCAATGGCGTATGGAATTATTATTTATTGCATGTTCCCATATCCAATTACGGGCAGGTATTGAACCTTGCCCAAGATCATGAAATGGCAATGTAAGAATCGTGCCGAGATTAAGATTCTTATAATAATTTTCTTCTGTCTCTTCAACAACCAAATAAAAGGGAATACCCATTTCACTTAATCGCATTGCCGTATGTGGAGTTTGCCATCTTCCCTTAGATGGAACATAAATTGGGTATTGTGGTTTATTATCCAACATATGCCCACTCCTTAGGTTTATCTATATTATTATTTAATGGATACCATATGCTATCTGTGCGTGATGATAAAGAAGGTAGTCCAAGCTTATTTGCAAAATCTTTAATATCCTCTATTGTCATAAAATTTACAACTATTCGGTATTGTGGCCTTGCATCACCCATTATAAATTCTGGCATTCCCCACCATTCATTTTCCCAGTCTTTGTTAATATCAAATAAAGCAAGCTGCATCTTATTATCGCGTGTCGGTCTTGCTAATTTGCCATCTACTATATCGTTATTTGTACCCATGATTATCCCCTCCTATATTCCAGCAGTTTAGTATACATGACACCGGCATCAACCCGGCTCATATTAAATTTATCCATCATAAAATCGATAAACTCCTGTTGTTTCGGTTTAATGCGTTCCGGATCTGGTGTTTCGTAATGTGCTTTTTCTAAAGCTTCTTGGCATGATTTACACGGTACTTCTGATGATGTGTCCGGCACAAGATTAATTCCACAGCTTTTACAGTAGGTCATCATAGCTCTCCTTCGTATCGCGCAGTTGTCTTTTCATCGTTATTATTCTCATCGCCGCAAGATGTAAAAGTTTATCTCGTTCTGAATCCCCGAACTTATAATGGCTTTTTATTTTTGCCTCTCGGTATTTCTGTGCGAACATATCCCCATATTTATTCGGCTGAATAATTAATATACCGGCTTCATCCGGTATTAAATCAATACATGAATCAAGCAAGTTTTCCGGTATGGCAAAATAAAGTCTCTTGATTTTCTGTGAATAATGTCTGTGTTTTTTCTTAGTATCAGCCACCATATCAGACCTGCTTATTTTTATCTCTACTTCAATACCATATCCAGCTTTTGTGAGCACGAGTAAATCAAGTTCGTGCCGGAACCCCATACCCCAATACACATTCGGGACAATAAGGTTTTGCCGGACTCCAAAAAATTCCATAACAGCTATTTCAATATCAAGAGTGTTTAGCTTTTTATCTGACATTACGCATTTCCTTTACAATATTACAATAGCCATCACAATCCCGATAATCCACCATAATGCTTGCCAGATACGAGCGTACAAATCATAAACGTATATTCCCGATCCAAGTATATTCTCATAATCAGGAAACATCGTTTTATTTCTCGTATACCCATATGCCATTTCAAAAGTCCGGTTTGCCAGAATACACGCCGGGAGTATCCACCAGCCGAAATAAAATATATAGCCAGTCCATATCAGGGATAATGCTTCGACAACGTACAACCGGTGATAAAACTCGAACCACCAGTGCTGCCGGACATTCGGCTGGTGCATATCGATGCCTTCATTTATGCCGTGAAACAGTCCGGCAAGCATTAGAATCAGTATGTTGATCATTGATCCCCTCACTGAATATAAGCAATATTGTGATAATGACAGCGAATATTAAAGCAAGTCCGATGATACATAACATTAATATCGGATCGGAAAGCATGTCACGAAAAATAGTTGTTATTGGTATACTTATGTTGTCTGGCATCGGTCATCACCTCGAATTATAGCGTAATTTAGTTAAAACTGTGCTTAAATCAAGAGATGCACGCTTGAGTGCTGCCGACTCCTTACAGCCCTTATTATGTAGATCAATCCATTTAACATCGCCCGAGTCAAGCCTAAATTTTAGGGCGGCGTAAGCCTTTAAAAATCGCTCTGTTTCAATTTTCACGTCTTCCATCGTCTCTTTGGTAATCATGGTAGTCCATCCTTAGTTCAAGTGTTAGACATATAAATCTGTGCGTTCTTGTTCGATCATTTGACCACATCATTTTGTCTGTTCCAACTGCGAATGCAAGTGTCTACGTGACGGGAAGTGCGTGACGCTATTTGCGCCTGTCCTCACCGCTCGGAGGGGTAGTTCTTCGATCAACACGTCAAAATCGCTTGGGTGGAATACGCCAGCGACGGGGAGTTCGTCAGGCAAGTCGTCCAGCAGCACGGAGATGCTCGTACCCTCAAGAGAGTTACCGACGGTGAGGTCGTCAGGTAGCGCAGTAATACCTGTACCACGGAGGTCGAGCCAGCCACCGACAGTTAAGTTGTCTGGCAATGTGGTGATGCTCGTACCCTCAAGGTCTAGACAGCCACCGACAGTCAAACCGTCAGGTAGCGCAGTAATACCTGTACCACTGAGGTCGAGCCAGCCACTGACAGTCAAACCGTCAGGTAGCGCAGTAATACCTGTACCACGGAGGTCAAGAGAGCCTTTATAGTGTTTCCCATCCCACCGACTCCTGAAAGCCGCAATAAGTTGTCGTTCTGCTGATTCGGTCATATCGTTGGTCCACCAGTCCGGGCGAATGTCGTCGAACAGGAACTTCCAATCGTCGAATGAGTCAAGACGACTTCCTGGGGAATACTTGACGGGTGTCTGGCGGTATCCTACGCCCCCATCGTCATTGCTGTAACTATAGCTGTCCGGGAGCGTGCAGACCTTTACGTCATTTCCCATCAGCACAGCTACGCCTGAGATAAATTGACACATGCTATTTCCTCCCATTCCACTTCGGTGATCGTTTCGTAGTCTTCAGCATGGCAGCATGTTGTGATAAGCGTTTCGTGGAATTCCGCCGGTCATAAACACAATCAGAAATACGACGGCGCACGCCCATATTATTAAGCCCCCGATTATTGCACATGTGAGGTGCATCGTTCCTCCCCTTGTTTATCAATCCCTTTTTAAGTGTATCCCGCCACCAGCGGTTACGTTTGCACCTTCCGGTATTTTGGTGAGGTCCCGCAGGTAGAGGTATTCACCGGCTGAGAGAGTTACGCCTTCCGGTATTTTGGTGAGGCTCCGCAGGTTGAGGTCGCCACCGGCTGAGATGGTCACGCCCTCCGGCATGCTGGTGAGGCTCCACAGGTCGAGGTCGCCACCAGCTGAGAGAGTTACGCCTTCCGGTATTTTGGTGAGGCTCAGCAGATCAAGGTATTCACCGGCTGAGAGAGTTACGCCTTCCGGTATTTTGGTGAGGCTCCGCAGGTTGAGGTCGCCACCGGCTGAGATGGTCACGCCTTCCGGTATTTTGGTGAGGCTCCGCAGATCAAGGTATCCACCGGCTGAGAGAGTTACGCCTTCCGGTATTTTGGTCAGGCTTGACAGGTTGAGGTCGCCACCGGCTGAGATGGTCACACCTTCCGGTATGCTGGTCAGGCTTGACAGGTTGAGGTAGCCACCGGCTGAGATGGTCACGCCTTCCGGTATGCTGGTCAGGCTTGACAGGTTAAGGTCGCCATCCATGTGCAGCGTTTTCCCATCCCACCGACTCCTGAAAGCCGCAATCAGTTGCCGCTCCGCTGATTCCGTCATGCTGTCAGTCCACCAGTCGGGGCGTTCGTCGTTGAACCGAAATTCCCAATCGTCGAACGAGTCAAGGCTTGTTCTTGGCACATATTCAACCGGTGTCTGCCTGTACCCAATACTATCATCGTCCCGAATACCGTGGGTATCTCTGATTTCTGTGTGACTGTCGGATTCATCGAGTGTGTAAAACTTTACATCATCGCCCGTAAGTACCGCTACTCCTGAGATAAATTGACACATTATTCTTCCTCCAACAATTTCCCAAATTCACACAGCTTATACATACATCGTGCAAGACCATTTTTCCCCGCGTTGTTCATTTCTTCCGCTACGTACTCGTCGATCACTTCTCGAACAAGTTGCTTAAACTTATCATTGGTTGGCATCGTCCATCTCCTTTATTTTGTCCGTACCGCCTGAACGAATTGTGCGCGGCGACGGCACGGGTGACGCTATTTGCGCCTGTCCTCACCGCTCAGAGGGGTTGCAATCTTCCTTTGCTTTAATATGCAAGGCAACAACATCACACAACACCACTCCTTTATACTTCCTTGCACTCATCGACGCGATGGAATTGGTTGGCAAGATTCTTAAGCGCACTCTGCACGGCTATCACTTCGGGGTCGTCACACACAACGCGGCAAAAGTGATAAGCAAGCTGTGCGGCGATGCGCTTATCAATCTTAACGTCGAATGAGCCACACCAGAGGGGCCAAGATGCAAAGTCGAGATTGGCACCCCTAAGGTCGGCATTCCTGAAGTTGGCACCTCTAAGGTCGGCACCCGTAAGATTAGCACCCGTGAGGTCGGCACCCCTGAGATTAGCACCCCTAAGGTTGACACCCCTGAGATTAGCACCCCTAAGGTTGACACCCGTGAGGTCGGCACGCCTGAGATCGGCACATACACCATCTGGCTCACCATTCAACCATTTATCATGGAGTTCACATATTATTGACAACTCTTTACATGTCATCACTCACTCCTCTTTTTCCGGTGCGTTTTGCTTGTTCCATTGACGGATACAGGTGTCCACATTACGAGACAGACGTGTTATCAGTGCATTCTGACACCCCCCGTAATAGTCATTACAGATTAAATAAACCCGTAGATCAATCACCTTTAGCGTCGGCATCCTCCCGCAATATTTGCACGGGACAGGTTGAAGTTTTGACTTCATTTCCCCTTCTCCTTTACTTTTAGGGCTAACAACCCACAGTTTTTACATTTGTACATATTGATATTCTTTGACCATGTGAACATAAAGCCCCAATCGTGTGACCATGATAAGCAGAACTTTTTCATTTCCCCTTCTCCTCTCGCCACGTTTCAATCCGCAATATTTGATCATACGACATGATAGGAACATTTGCATGATCGAGCAGGGCGATCATCCCTTCGCACTCGTTGATCTCCTCATCATACTCAACCCGTAGGTTATCATACCTAACACACAGGTCATCATCATAATCCATCCATGCCCTAATCTCCACATCCCCCACAGTCACAGTCATCTGCTCGTCAGTTGGAATGGACAGTTGCTCCAAAAACGACGCTTGCTTGATATGTGAATCGCTAAGTGTGATTAGCTCTCCCTTATATTCTGCTATGTCTCCCTCTTTCCACGGGAATAGTTTGCTCTTAGGTTCGGGCTGCGTCTCCGTCTCCTTCCCTCCGAAGTACGCATTGTACTCGTCAACAGCAGCAAGAATTTTTGGCACATACTCAGGGTAAACATGCATGGTATCATTATCATAATCAGTCGAGGCACCACGAACGTACAATGTGTCACTATTTTGTTCACACCAAGGAATATCGATAGACCTGATTGTTATGCCATTTTTAGAGGTAAATTCATTACTACCATTATAGCCAAACTCTTTACCACGATGGCTCTGCTCCACTATTTGCAAAGACATTGTGTGAAAGCGAATAAATTGGGTGTATCTAATATTCTCGTTATTTCGTGTTGCCTTCACACGCAGCACCTTGCGTTCCCGTGCGGGTGCGGCATTACGTCTGCATCCACCCGGCAAATGCTCTTCCGCGCGATGCTTTGCGATTTCTTCCTGCACAATTTTACGGATTTTATCGGGATTCATCTCTCACCTTCACTTTCGGTAACTTTCATGGCTTCATTAATCTTGGCGACCACCTTTTCATAACCACCCACGACATCAAATGCCATTTCGTTCATTGATATAAAACTAATATCCTTTTCAACCCACTTTTTACTCATAACCGTTTTAATATGCATTGGATTAATCGATATGTTTCTCGTATCCCCATCACCGAATACTTGAATGAACTCCACCATTTTCATAGCGTTTCCAGCTCCTTTCCGGCCAGCATCCCGACCAGCATATTACATTGCCACTCCCGTGCGGCGTCACATGCGGCATCCCGTGCAACAGCCCGTGCGGCAGCCAATGCGGCAGACCTTGCGGCAGCCCTTGCGACATCCCATGCAGCATCACATGCGGCAGCCAATGCGGCAGCCAATGCGGCAGACCTTGCGGCAAACAATGCGGTAGCCCCTGCGGCGGCCAATGCAACATCACCTGCGGCAGCACATGCGGCATCACATGCGGCAGCCAGTTCATCTCCCGTAGCCTCGCCGACAGCATATCGTTCGGCAACATCTACTGCATGACGTGACCGCTCATCTGTCAGTAAATCCCATACCGTGCGCCCGTCCGGCAATGGAGTTCCCCGCACACATCGGCAGGCGAACAAGCGGAGTGTCTTGGCATCGATAAACTCTTCTCTCAGCACCACCCACAGCCGGTCTTCCGGCGGCACTCGCTTTTCCTTGAGCATGTCAATCGCCGTGCCCTCCCAATCTTCAGGGATGACTTCTGTCGGTTCATAACATGGCGGTGGTACAAATGCCCTAATCATGGGTACAGTTATCGTCTTCATGTCAAATCTCCCATGTTATTGTTAGCGCTCATGTATTTGTGTGTTCGTTTTACTTCTCCGTTATCAACCCATACCGAAATCCCGCCGATCTTCGACATGTCCGGTACGTCCTTACGATCAAGGAAGCTCATGCAGATAATCGCCGGTACACCAGATTTCAGAACCGCAGATATAAGCCCGTTCCGCCCGGCTTTCATCATGATGTCCGCGCCGTCGAATATCATAATGTCTGATTTATCAATGCCAGCAATCGCAAGCTGTAGTGTCGCCAGGACCCGATACTGTTCTGACTGTGATAACGCTTCGTACTGCCGACCGTCGTAATCCGTTGACAGGTCTTCCTGTACCTCGACTGTTTTCCACTTCGCAGTTTTACAGATAACCGCCAGCGCGTCATTCAGTTTCGACAGTCCGGATTCCAGTGCTGTTTTACGCAGGCCTTCCGGCGCAAGTGCATCGCATATAACGGCGTTCCGTTCGATCTGCTGATGGTATTTGTCGGCTTCGGATTTCGCCGTGATCATGTTGATGTCGTCCCTGAGCGATTCGATTTCTATGTCGATTTCGTCCGGGAACCGCCCGGATTGCTTTTTCTGTGAACCAATAGTTTTTAGTTTCTCGACGGCCGCCTTGCATTCTCCCATGAGCGCGAGGCTTTTCTGATAATCGGCATTATAGATAGCCATCTTATCGTTCAGTTCGGACATCTGTTTTTCGATGTCGGCATTCTGCTTGACCGCTTTATCAACATCGGCCTGTTTGACGGCACCTCCTTTCATGATTTTGCCGTTTTTGATTGACAGCGGCTGTTCGCAGTGCGGGCATGGCTGGTCGTTCAGTACCGGTATTTCCGGTATTTGTGACCGTAATGCTTCGATCTTCTCCGATATTTCTTCGAGTCGTTTTTTGTTATCCTTAACATTAGCTTCTGCGTCAGCCAGTCCGTCTGCGTACTGTTTCAGCCGGTCAATTTCGGATTCATCGACCGCGGTTCGCCGGATTGATTCGTCACGTTCTTTTTGCAACGCGGCGATTTTCTTCTCGACATCGGACGGTTTCATTTTCTCGTTTACTTTACTCCATGCGCCGGGCGTCCAGTTCGATGCCTTCACGCTGCCGTACTGTTCGCCGGTAACATGTTTCCATGCGCCCTTGATTTCGATGCCCTTTGACTTTGCGTGACTCCAAGCGGCGTCCCATCCAGTAGACTGTACAGATTTCCACAGGCTGGTAAACTGTTCATCGGCCAATCCGGCGACTGCGATTGCTTCTCGGAGGTCGGTTTCCGTCGGATCTGTTTTCAGGAGTTCGGCGTAATACGATGACCGGTCACGTTCGCTCATATCGATAGGCGATGTCATTCCGGCCGCAACCGGTGATGCATACGGCGGCCGTCCTATCGTGGATATTTTACATGATGGATATTCTATTGATACAGTGCCACCGTCTGTAGCCAGTTCGATAAGGCCGGTTCCTGATTCATCATTTACGATTTTAGCAGCGTCTTTTTTCTTGCACCAGTCCGGCAATACAGAGCCGGTGAACAGTGCTGCCGCCGCTTGAGCGATAGACGATTTCCCCTGATGATTGTCTCCGGCAACCAGCGTTACCGGAGTGATAGGGATTTCGGCAGTTTTGATTCCGCGATAGTAGTTTACTGATAGCTTCATGGTGAGCCCCCTTACTTTTGAGTTTAAAATAAATCCATTATGTCCGGATCAGCTTCAGTTTCATCCTGTTCCGGCTCCGGCTCAGCCTGGTTTTTCGTTTTCTTTTTCGCCGGTTTCTCTGTAACTTCGCCGGTTTTCGTATTTACCTGTTCGTCATCGTTCAGATTAATAACAGGTTTTTCCGGTTCGATATAATTCGGATCGTTTTCAGGATACCATTCGGCGATCGTTTCCTCGGGATTTTCTTCTTCGAGTTCTACATCAATCATATTTACGGCATTTTCTTCGAGCAGTGCAAGCTGTTTCCGATGCGATGACGTTGCCTGTACGAGCCGGAGTCCTTCGTCTCTCAGTTGCTCCATCCCGCCGGTATATTCGATTCCGACAACAAAAATTTTCTGAGATGTGCCGTCCGGGGCGTTCGCTGTTTTGGGTGCAAGCACAAGGTCGAGATCGAGACCGGAAAGCGGACCGCCAGTTATTCGCTTGATAAGATACAGGGATGATGTTATCCCCTGAATCGTGTTGTAACTGGTTGTCCTGAACTTCCACACACCGCCGATAGTATCCGTTCCCCGAATGATAACTGACAGAACACCGTTCATCTTGCATCGGTCTTTGGTCGGCGTGTAGTCCGGATCGGAACGTTCGCACGGGCACTGTATCGGCTCATCATGGCCCTGACGATTCGCCTGTTCGCCGTCACCGGTGCAGTATAATCTCGTACCCTGATAGCATGCGAACCGGGATTGAAAGTTCAGGAAAATATCGTCGAATAAAAGCGTGATCGGAATGCGTTTCGGTTTGTCCCCGATGAGCTTGTGAATTGCTTCATCACGAGTAAAATTGCCGGATTCATCACGTTCAAGACCGGTAACGATAAAATGGTCGAGCTTTTGCGGTAGCTGATAATCGCTTCCGGACTTGGATTTTCGTGCTTCGCCCTTCATGCCGATCTTGATTTTTCCGAGTTCAGTTAGACCGGGCGTGAATGTTTTGATCATGGGTGATAGTTTTGCTTTCATGTGAGGCTCCTTTGATTATTGATTTAAATATTTTTTTTTACTTTTGTTATCGTTATTGATAATTAACCGGAACCGTAACCGGAACCGGAACCGGAACCGTAACCGGAACCGGAACCGTCACCGGAACCGGAACCGGAACCGTAACCGGAACCGTAACCGGAACCGTAACCGTCACCGGAACCGAAACCGTCACCGGAACCGGAACCGGAACCGGAACCGGAACCGGAACCGGAACCGGAACTCTTTAACTCTTCCATATCGAAACCTCTTTGATTGACAGTCTTGCTTTTTCTGTGCATGGAATTATTTCAATCCATTCGGATAATTCGATACTATCGACTTCGCACGGGAATTTACAGTTTTCGGGTTTGCTCACGCCATCCATCGCAAGTTGTGACAATGAAGCCGCGCCATCCCAGTACCAGAGCCTGCGAGCGTTAATCAGTGTAACGTTGGTATCTGTTTTTGTTTCAAAATATCCGGCAAAAACTCCGGCATGAACTGTCCTGACGATAACATACTCTTTGCCGTCATATTTCTGTGCCTGACGGATACCAGCTTCTGTACAGTCTTTGGCAATGTACTCTTTGCCGTTAATCGTGATTACTTCGACATCTGCTTTCATGTGAGGCTCCTTTGTGTGTGGTTATTAATAGCATAACACATTGTGTTACAATTGTCAAGTATTATTTAGCGTTTTAAACAAATCGATATATAACTTTCGCTCGCCCTGTAGTATCATCATATTCTGAAATAATAGATAATTGTGTCTTTTGTCGCGGATATTTGTGTTTAATTTCACATTCACACAACCATGCAAGATAACGATATGTATTTTCGATTTTACAGTCACTTGGATTCGCTTTTTTGATACGAGCAGAATGTCTGATAGTTTTCACTTCGAGCGGGATTGGTTCAGACCATAACCAGTTCCATAAATCGACAATAGCTTGCAAAATACGAGCATACAGAGACCTTTTGTTAATAGAGATATTAAGTTTTGTTTTCATGGTATTGTTTCCCCCTTATTTCAATGTTTTACTCACCTTGCACCAGTCAGTCCCGTATGCCGGGCAAAATTTCGGCGTGCAGATCATAGATGATGTGTTGTTCGGAAATGACGATGGATTTCCGGTTTCGTTATATCCGCCATACTGCCGCTGCACATCTCTAATAACTGCCTTCGCTTCGTTTACGCATAATTCGGCCGAGTATTCCAGTTCGACCGGTTCCGGCTGTGGTTTCGATAATCGCGCCCTGGGAAGCCAGTCGATGACTGCCGTATCGATTTCAACAGGTTTTTTATTCGCCTTCGCCAGTAAAATATATCCGCCAAGCTGTGCATGATATTTCTCACCGGATCGCCCTGTTTTCAGATCACGGACTGCCGAAAATTCCAGTACATCCGGCTGACCTGATAATGTCATAGTTTCATCGATCACGGCATCCATCCGGACCTCAACCTCGACCGGTTCGATTTTCGGCAGGATATAGTGATAATAAACCTTAATCATGGACTCGATCTGTTTATCGGCGGTATTCGGTGTATCTGTCGTGCTGTCATAGTCAACGCCTTTGTCAGCCTCATCGCGAAACGATTCAACGCCAGCGTCAATCATATCGTCCAGTTTAATATCCTTACCGGCAATTTTCTGTTTCAGCGCATACGCCATCCCGGAGTGTACGCCGGTCCCGATGCACCCGCCGACCGAGTTTTCCGTCCTGATAAATTCATAGCCATCAGATTCAAGACGTTTACGAAATGACCGTGCCGCTGATCGCCGTGAACAGTCATGCCATCCGGCCAGCGATGACACACGTAATATATCGGTCATTTATTTTTCCTTCCATCGCGGTCGATTTTTTCAGAGATAGCGAGCCTGATAAAATGCGATAGCGTTTCAGTCCTGCCGTTGCTTTCGGCAATAATTCGTTCTATTATCGCCAGCTGATTATTATCGATTCGCAATGTGATGTGTTTTTTTGTCATGATCTTAGTCATGGCCATTGTCGCCTCCTGTTTTATTTTTATCGATGTATGCCATAGTGTCATGGCACGAATCACAGTTGTAAAGTGAAAATTTATACTCATCGTTAATACCGAGTTGATCGCCGATAAATGTACATGGCATTTCGCATTCGCAGATATTACAGTATAGTATCATATACACCATGCCGAATATAGTATGGCAGAAACAACGATTACTGTTAGTGCTATTGTAATAATCATTATCCTATCCTCCTATGTCATATTGCCCGCCTGCGTACTTTTCCGCATCTTCCCTTGTGTCGAACACGGGTATCATGCCGACCATTCGGCACGCACTCGTAACAGGGAAGATTCGCCTCGGCATCATAAACGGGACAGTCCATACACGACAGGCACGAACACAGCTTGTCGATCTGATCTTCGTAAAATGCTATAGACTTAGGTTGCATTATCCACGTCTCCATTTCTCGTAATAGTATCCGGCGAAGTAAGCCAGTACAATCAGGCCCAGATAAATTATTATAAAGTCAACAAGTGTCGTATTTAGTGTTATCATCATTCATTCTCCTTTGCCATCACTTCGCCTCATCATAACCAATACTCATTTTTATAACAGTAAGCATGGTGTCCAGCGCATCCATAAGTGCCCTATCTCTCGTGGTGCCCTGACCTATGACGCCCCCATACTTCCGACAGTTCGCGTACCATATCCCATCACGCCCGGAGAAAGTAATTACTATCCGTGATGAGTAATCCTTATCCAGTGTCATACATCCTCCTTTGCCATCACTTCACCTCATGTTTTTTAAGGGCGTGTTCAATAAGCTCAGCAAGCGGCGGTACACAATATGAATCACCGTCAACCTCATCACCGAGAATTAAACGGAGTAGCTCGCGGATTTCCGTATCTTCGTCACCGGAATCCTTAAGAATTAAACCCATCTCATGTTTCAACCGCGTATTCTCACCTTTGAGTTCTTTCACTATTCTGCATCGACTGTATTCAGCGTAATCGCAACTATGTTTATACATATTACACCTCCTTTATTTTGCCCGTACCGCCTGAACGAATTGTGTGCGGCGACGGCACGGGTGCTGTGATTTACAGCTAACCTCACCGCCCAGAGGATATACTACAGATGATATGTTCAGGATCGTCAGGTAATGCAGGACGTATAATGTCGTAATTTCCTGTTGAATTTTTTCTCCATTCAGGATTGTATCCCTCCGAAGAAAGACGATCATAGATTCCTGCGAGCTTGCTTTTTGGAAGACATACCGTCACGATAACATATTTTTTTGATTTTTTCATGTCATTCCTCCCGTTGGTTTATTAGTTGTTTTAATTTCTATTAATAGTATACTACATTGTGCCACAGTTGTCAAGTGTTTTTTTGCATTTTATTAAAAAAAATCACCCCCCGAAGCATTTTACTCCGAGGGGTTTTGAAATATCGCCACACAGGGGAGGATGCAGCGATATGGTGATATTGCACTATTTCTTTATTACATCGAGTGTCTTTTTAACGGCATCCTCTACCTCTGCCAGTATCTTGTCATATTCTTTCGCGGTAATAGTTTTCCCGCCGTCACTGGTAGATTTACGCGCATTATGCACCTCACGCCATACATCGCTCAATTCTTTAACCGGAACCTTGGATTTCAAAGCGATTTTGCCCCAATTCGTACCGCCCCATAGTGCGCCTATCACCATAAATACGAGCGTAATAATCGTTCCAATGGCGTTGTTTACAACCCAGTCGCCTACTCCACCGGCGATATTACCAAATATTCCAGCATGAGCAATTGCGGGATAAATTAGTAATGACAGTAGAGATATTCCTACTATTTTACGCGTGTTTTTCATTGTGTTTTTCATCATGATGTCTCCTTATACTCTTATTTATACGCTTGTGCCGTGCCAATATACAGGCTCGGACGTGTGTCTACAGTCAATATGTATATGTGCGTTATATAAGCCAATACCCATCCAAACCGGGCCCCCATCACCTCGATTCATGCTTATAATTTCCTTATACAATGTTTTGAGTTTCGATTCGTCATAGTTTTCTGCACGAATGTCTGTAGCAAATGATAGATGTTCTGAACCGTCGCTGCCTCCTATCGCTATATTATGTGATTGGCATCGATACCCTGATCTTATGATAATCGGAAATCCAACCCTGATGCGTAATGACTCCAACAGTCCCATGTGCCGATACAGACCGCTATTAATTTTTACCCGCTGACAGCACGGGCATACAATTTCAGACCATTTGAAGTGATCGGTGATATAATCGTTTAATGCGTCTGGTATTATAATTTCGTTTAGCATAATTCCCCCTTTCGTTATATATTAATTGCGTTTATAAAGATCATCTATGCGCTGATGTATGGTGTTCAGTTTTGAATCTAATCCATCAATAAGTATATCGATTTTAGTAGATGTGTTAAATAATACTTTTGCAAGATCGTCACGTTGTTTTTTGCAGTCGTTAAAAAAAACTAAATTAGGCGCAGGAGTATGAATAGACGTATCATTATGATGCCTTCCTACGCTGCCATTAATCTCAGAAATTTTTTTGTCAATTCTTAAAATAGTGTTTCGCATCTCATGATATTGCTGTTTTTCGCGATTTTTTTCTTCGCGGTCTCTTGCTAAATCTCCGCGTCGTTTCTTGTACCAATATACGATCCCCTGCGGAATATATTTTAACGCAGTAAGAATGGCAACAAATAGCACTGCCTCGCTTTTGATTACATAATATATGCCTCCCCCGATGGCTTTAATTGCTTCTACGACTATTACATCACCGCCCATTGTTTCCTCCCGTGAAATTATTTATTATCGGTTTTATTTTGTTCTGATGCGGTTTCTATCAGTGCAGTCTCTCTCCGTGCGATTTCTTCGAGTGTCGTTATTCTACTTATTATATCACGTTCTTGCGCCTCCATAATACGGATATTTCCACGTATAATTGTGAGTGTTTTAGACAGATCATTATAATATGCTGTTTTAACATCATTGTTGTTCATAATTATCTCTCCTTGTTGGTCGATGTTGTGTGTTATGTTGGTACGGCACTAATCAATAAACCATTGGTAAATGATAATGTACGCTCCGCACCAGCTACATAAAAGCTTGTTGTTAAACCCAATGCCGATACATCATATGCCCCGGCCCCCGTTCGGCGCATAAATCCATTGCTACTGAAATCGCCGTCCATGATGGCACCGGCGGTGGCTACATTCGTTGCGTCTGTTACGTCGGCCAAAGCTTCGATCCCGTTGAGCTTGGTTTTGTCTGTTCCGGTCATAAATCCCGCATCTCCAGCCGCCACGACATTGGCATGCGCACCTCCCCCGGCCCCAACATGCGATGATGGAGCGGCTCCCACATCTGATGCAGTAAGACCATGCGCCGAGAATCCAAATGTGGTCGCGCCAGTCGCTTTAAGGAAATGACCAGATGTAAGTCCGGTCGCGGTGTGTACGGCGTCATCAGTAAACCCATGACTATCCGGGGCAAACAGCGACGGGATGCTACTGAGAGAGGTGTACGCCACCTTCTCACCCTGTCCTGATACCCCGGTATGCTTATGCTCAGAAACATCTACACCGTCTACTAGCGCCCCCGCTGAGAGCGATATGTCCATACTGTTCAGCGTAAATTCCCGATTTCCCGCGCCTGACGATGGATGTTTGGTCAGTGTCGCCGCCCCAGAGCCGTAGAATGCTGCAACCTCTGCGTATGCGTCACTCTCCCCGCCATCTATTGCTAGCACTTTGCCTGCATTGAATCGGGTAAACTGCCCCGGTTGCCCATCATCCATCGCCGCATTCAGGATTTCCGTGAATACACCGGATTCCGTAATTCTGATGGACGATCCCACCGCGATATGATCACCATACGTTATATCCTCGTCGATGAGTATTTTTGCATTTCCTGCCGAATCATAAAATACTAGTCTGTTGTTTATGCCATCCAGTTCCACACGTTGCCCACTCAACGCAGTACCAAGAGTGAGTGCGCCGGTTGCTTCGGTGAATATAAGTGACCCACCTGAGCCCCCCAAGTAGAAATTCCCGGTGTTGTCCATATAGGTGGCCCACGCCGCGCCCGTATAATAGCCGAGATGTGTAGCGTCTGCATATAATCCCGCACCTGCTGGCGTTGCCGGAAGATTAGCTATTTCTGCCGCAGAGTGATTTCCCGTAACATCTGCACCATCTTCAATGCTCGTTATATTCGTGCCTGCGATTGTTCCTGCGCCGCTTGCGATTACGAGCGTATTATTGTCGAGGTCTAAATATGTATTTGTATTTGCGCTTTGTATTTTGCCAGTCGTAATAAATTTTCCGTTAATCGTTGTCTGCCCGTAAGTCAACGATATGCCCCGAACGGAATCTACCACCGAATGCAATATTCCAATCAAAAAATAATAATACGTTGCATCTGCATTAATAAGTCGTTGCGTAGCATCGATAACTATTTCATTATTTGCATTCGTGTAATCTGTTTTATGGCATTTCGCGTAGATATAATACGCAGTCCCAGCGGTCAATCCTGAATAACTGTTAGCGTATAGCGTCCACGTCTGTATCCCGGCAGGATCAATCGTGAAGTGCGCAAGATATCCGGCCCCGGTTTCAACTTTCGACGCATCGCCGGTGTAATTCGGATAAATCTGTGCCGAAAGTGTAAACTGCTGAGAACCCACACCGACCGAAAGCATGGCGGTAGTGACCGATAACGGCCTTATATTGCTGTCAACATCAAAATAACCGTCCGGGTCGAACACCATCTGCCGGAGTTCTTCGGTTGATCGCCAGTTCCGACGATGGTTTATAACGTCCCCAATGTTGTCAAATTCAAGCCGTCGCTCGTTCCGAACGGTTTCAGCATATACCCTCTGCGGCAAGCTGACAACATAATCATCGGACAGTTCAAGTGTGCATTTCCACTGGTTCATGACCTGGCGTGTCAGATAAACAACCCGTAAAAGCGACGTTATGCCGAGATCGGTGTCCACAACCCGGATAAAATCGCCTATTTTAATATCAATGCCGTTCGTTTTAAGATATTTCCAATCAGGAGACAACGCATAACTGACACGGGCCGATGAGTTTTCGGCCAAATATGCTAGGGCTTTCGTCTGTAACAGGTCTTCGGCGGTCGTGATATACGAGGCGGGCATTTTAATGTCGATCAGCTTATATGTATCGTTTACCGCCACGACAAGCGGGGCTTCCGGCAAAGTAAACCCTTGGCCGTCTGTATATGCTGCAATCTCAAATTCTTTGGTTCCGGCGTTATAACTGACTATTTCAAATTCATAGCCTCCAAGGTCTCCGGTCTGGAAGTGTATTTTCGCCGTAATTCCGGGCAATAAATAACTGTTCAAATCGAAGTCCATCCCGGAGTCGGTAAATTTAAGAATATCTCCACCGTTTATCGATGTTATTGTTCCGGTTCGTGTTGGAAATACTTCCTCAAATATTTTCGTATGTTCGATAATTCCGTATGATGCGGTGTTCTGGTCGAAATAGTAGTTCCCGCCATCCGGTGTCGGTCGTAAGCGGTCATAGCCGTATGTCGTTATGTCGATGTTTTTCTGAGAGCCGAACGGATAAATACGGGTGATAATATTTTTCGTATCGACAGTATTCCTGGTGAAATTGAACAGTCCGGCCCGGTATTCGAGCGTAACCGATATATCAGAGCCAACTTCATCGGTAAACGATATCTCCTTATTGTCGTAGTAAAACTCACCGCTGAACTCATTACTGAGCGTTATCATGGCCTCGGCGCAATTCACCGCGGAGAAATGCAACAGCTTAACATCTGTATCAGTCGGATCGACCGTGCCTTTAGTCCATACACCTGCCCCGAAAACACGCGCGAGATTTGTAATCAAAATGTCGATAAAATCATCCGCATCACCGGCGAAGTCGAACTCTCCCATTTCGTCATACATATACTGCACTTTTGACAGATCATAATACTGCGATTCAAAAGTGATTGAATATTCGTAGTTATTACGTGCATTTTTTGTTACGGTTGGCATCGTATTAATGTAATATCTGATATTGTCATAGACTATGTAATCTCCGATGTCAAGATTCAATACCTGCCGCGCCGTAAACGATGAGTTAATAACGTTCTCACCGAATAAACGTTGCTGAATCACGGTTGATTCGTCAATTTTAACGTCAAAGCCACCGCCGCTACTTTTATATATATGCAATTCTGCCATAATTAATACCCCTTAATATCCCTTCATTATCCCCTTGCGGTTCGTTTCTGTGTCTTTTGATATAAACCCACGTGCGTATAGTTCAGCGCCTGTTTCACCTGATAGGTTAAACTGCCTTGATAATATAGCCGATGCATCGAGCGTTGCGCCGGTAGCACCTGATATTATCGGCAGATAGTAACCTCGTGACGCAGCGTATATCGCTGAAAACCATGCAGCCGGATCGTCAGCTATCCCGGAATAAATATCAGCATTGGAGAGTTGCCCGATAAATGCGCGATCTCCCGCTGAATTATTACCGATAAACACATTAGTCGTGCCCGATGCCCGTATGCCGGAATCCTGATCTGCACTACCTGATAATGGCCCATTGATATAGATATTCGCCGTGCCGTCAGCCGCTACCGTTACACCAATGCAATGCCACAGGTTAAGTGTTACCGAACTTGCCGCACTGTACGCCCATGTCGAACCGCCATCAGAGGACACTGCGATGCGGTTTCCATCTGTGCCATCCATCCGCACGATAAATTTTCCGTTATTAAATATCGCACCTTGATTGCTTTCACCGAGTCCAGATGGTTTAGCAAATATCACACATGATATGTCCCCGGTCCCCACCATGTCAGCATCTGAATCGATCAGATCAGTAGTGCCGTTGAACACCGGTGCTGTGATCCCACTGTCCAGCGTTTCCCATGTCGGTTGATTCGCAGGCGAACCGTGGTAAGCGTTGGAGGAGTAATCACGGATGTAATATTCCTTCAGGGAAACATCAGAGAAAGTAACATCCGTTACGCCACTGTACCGTTGAATTACAAACCATGTGCTTGTTGCCCTAAACACATTCTCCTTAATGCCTGGCGTCACATAGTATCCGATTAATTCTCCATCTAGGTGGACAGTCTTAATACCGCCCGCCACAATAGATGAAACTTCCAGCATATATTTATATGCACGTCCAGCCGTGAGCGGTGTTTGGTAGATGTATATGCTGTTGCCATCGCTGACAAGTCTACAGGCATTTCCGGCGTCAGCCACATAGTACCCTGCCCCCACCGCTGACTTGCTCCACCCGGTCGGCGTGTTGTTCGGATCAGCCGCACCGGACCATACGGAGAAGTCCCCGTTCGTGATCAGTTCATCACCAATCACCACGTCTGATTCCCGCAAGGGCATGTCCAGCACAATTGTCGGGTCAGGCATTACTTTTCCCCCATTAATCCATCGTTACGCTTATAGTACCGACAGGCGCCTCAACTATATCACCCGATGATACTGTCCGCGCCGTCGTCATTGTGCCGTAAAACAGCAGGTTTCCGGTTGCCAAAACGCTCGTATTCAGTATAGCGAAATGAGTCTGCGTTCCCCACGATCCAGACGCCGCATCCCATTCCAATAAATCGGTGTTCTGAGACACACCACCCGAAGCGGCGTCCCAGTTATCCTCGCTTACCCTGATATACCCGTCGCCAGAGTGTTCCTTGCCGGTCAGGTTGCCCGTATCGCCATCAACCGGCGTTGCGGTACACAGTCCAATAAATAATGCAGTCTCAGGCGTGTATGCGTCGCCCTTGAATACATGATCAAGTAACTTGTTAGCAAGATCGGTACTCATGCGCCCGGCGTTCCATGATATGTCAATATCACCGGCAGAAAAACTTACATTAGTAGCTGTTGGTATCGTTTTGTTCGGAGACACCTCACCGTATGCCAGTACGTTGCCGGTCGTGTTTGTCGTGTCAGCGATTGCAAAGTGAGATATTGTTCCCCAGTTAGATGTTGATTCTACATATGTCACCGTAGCTGTATTTGCCGTTGCTCTTGACGATCCAGCACTCCAATTAGCGTCGATCGCTATCGGTGTATATGCCCCGCCGCTCGGTTCTACCAGTGTCGCCGGTGTCGCCGATTCACCAGGATCAGCAGTGCACAATCTGACATAGAGATTAGCAGGACGGCTCCACGATCCAACTTTCAATACATGATCCAATAATTCATTTTCAAGGTAATTCGTTAATTTTCCCGACATATTATTATCTCCATTATGCCCACGGACGCATAGGTTCAGGCTCCCGGAGCGTTATGCTGAATCGAGCTATATATTTTTTTGTTGCACCAGCCGCGACGTGAGATTCCCACGGAGTAATCATATCAACACGGCCGCCGTCCTTAAAATATACGTTGTGAGTTATAGACCAATATGGCGTTTTAAATGTGTGCATACCGGGCGACTGTAATATATATCTGAATGCGTTGTGTTTAGATGCAAAATTGTTTCGTGTCGTTCCGATCATAATGCAGTCGAGTATTATGTCCCGTGGTTCGTAATATATATCAGACGAATCGGTATATGCCTCTTCGCCGTCCTCGTCGAGCCAGTTATGGGATGTCTCGCCTTTTCGTTTCAAAAAATCGAGTATTCCTGAGCATTTAATGACCGTTATACCGTATGTGTCTTTCATATCGTTGCCATCAAATAAGTATCCTGATGCCATAACAACACCTCTCTATCAGTTCCCAAATACTCGTGTATACCCGTTGCCATTTCGCTCTATCTGCATAAGGCGTCTATCAATGCTTTTTAAATAGTCTGTGTTATCAGCAATGCGCTTTTGATATGTGACTATGTTCGATACGCCATCAGCCGTAACTTTAGTGCTCACCCGCATTGCATTAAACTGTCCGGCAAGCAGTCCGGCGGTATCCTCTGTTATTCCAGATATTGCACCGGTCATGCCTGATTTTTTAGTATCCTGCCCAGTTGTAAATCCAAGCGATTCCCACAAATCAGACATTGCACCGAACGATTCCTGAACAAAATCGCCTATACCCGGTACATGATATGTACCGCCTAATTTTCCGCCTCTCTCATATCCGAGAAACATTGATTTTAGAGTCTTTATTTCTTCTTCAGTTAGGCCACCTTTAGATAATTCAGCAAACGAATCATAAAATGGAGACATCATCTCGTTAATTATTTTAGCCTGAAACGCTGAAAGCATCGCATATTTTATCAAATCTTCAAACGTATCGGCAAATACTTTAGCAGAATCAAGGCCCTGCATCAGTCCATCAGTTATCGAGTCGGCTATTGAATCGGTGGTCGTGCCCGTTATGTATTCGTTCATTCTGTTTATCTGGTTTTCTATGTCCTGCATGGCTTTTATTCGTTCTATCGGGTCCATGCTCTTCCAATTGTCATCATATGATGTTTGCAAATAACTGATAAGCTCTGCCATTCTGCGTATTTTATCTTCGCCATAAGTGATGCTTATCTGAAATTCCTTTTGCGCTTTTGTAAATTCATCCCATCCATCCCAATAATATGACATGGCGTCTTTACCGCGAGTTGTATCCTGGACTTTAACCAGATATTTTGATAGGTTTTTCGCCCAGCCGTCTACAGATGATGCTATTTTTATCAGTCCACCAGCTTCTCCCCATCCTGTTGTTGCCGTCATAACCTGAGACATTCCAGAAGTGACTTCTGATATATCACTAATTACGTTTCCGAGTTTCTGATCAAAAATACCAACAAAATCACCTAATCCACGTAATGCGTCTTCAATTTCATGTAGTTTTTCAAGTTCAGAATTATATACTTTCTGCATTGTTTCATCATATTTTTCTATGATTTCTTCTTTCATTGCATCATTATCGGCGTACAATTCCGCTTGTTCCGACAGAAAATCGGCATATTCCTGCAATTGCTTTTTGTTCCATACTGTGGTGTCTTTAATGATGTCATTAATTTTTGCGCGGTTTTCCTTCGTCTCGTAATCAGCCAGTTGCTCTACTCTCCGTTCACGGTCGTCTATTCTACCGGCTTCGTAATTCTCCTGCTCAGTATACAGCCCCATAACCTCATCGAGCCGTGCTATTTCAATCTGTATCAATTCTTTGCTATTGCTAATTTTCCAATCTCTATATCTTTCATCTGCTGCTTTCTGGTCTTCGTGTTGCTTTTCTCGCAATAGCTGCACTTGTATAGAATATTCTTCAAGATCTTCTGGTGTACCGCCTAAAAATAGCGGTGCGGTTTTCATTGATTCTTTAAGTAGCCGTATTTCTGTTGCTTCGAGTTCTCTCAATCTATTTTTACGGACTTCATTATCCGTTACCATTATCAATTCGGCATAATGTTTATGTATTTCTGCGGCTTTTTCTTCATAGCTTTTTGTTATTTCAAGCATTTCGCGCATTAAGGCTGCGCGTCTATTTACATCATCTGCATAAGATTCTGGTGTTTTACCCTGTGATGGTTTACCAGCATCTGTTGAAGGCGGTAAAAAGTTTTTACGCACCTCTGCTTCAAGTCTTGCGACCTCCGCAGATAATTCCGCAGGAGATAGCTTTCGCAAGTAATCAAATCTTCCCGGTTTTTCAATTATACCAAAATAAGTAAGTGCTTTATTTGTCAAATCTTCAAAATAATAATAGGTATCATCATACCAATCGCGCCCAGTTTCACGTACTTTTATTTCTGCATCAGATATTGACCTAAGTACAGATAAAAAACTATTAACCTCTTCTGTTACCCTGGATACCATATCTAATAACATGTCACCGAATGGTTTTAAATCAGCCATTATATTATTGACCATGACTTTTATTTTATTCGGCGCACTATCAGCCATCTTATTAACTGCGTCATTTACTGCATTTGCTGATTTATCTATCTCATTCAATGATTCCGAAAGCTTATTACCCTCATCTGTGGCAACCGAAAGCAAACCAGTCAGGCCTCTTATGTTCGGGAATAGCTGTGCTAGCAGCGATATATCTCCTTTTGTTAATTCCATTATTTTTTTCAGAAAATTAACAAATCCCATAGACTTTGCAGTTGCAATATTAAATTCAAATCCAACTTCACCTGTTATCATTTTCAAATCAGACATAAGTTTTGTAGATTCTTCAGTCGGGCTCATTATTGCATTCAAAATACCTCGTATTCCAGTCATGGCAATAGGAGTCTTCAGTGTCTTGACTGATTCGGCGATAATAGCCGAAAGTTCATCAAATTCTAATCCTGCCTGGGCTGCAAGACCCGTAACTGTTGTAATGTCTGGACCGAGTTCACGCATGGTCGTTTTGCCGAGCCGAACGATAGTGAACAGCTTATCAGATACTTCGGCAGCCCCTGATACCGCATCACCGTAGGCGTTCATGACTGATGTTATAGCGTCAGCCGCAGTAAATGTATCTGTTACCGATGCCATTGCCAGTTTTGTAGATTCGGTCAAAATATCGAGTGCTTTCGCTGAATCGTAACCAGCGGACACTATTTGATATAATCCCTTCGTAAGCACTATAGCATTTTCAGGGAATATTCTTGACATCTCCATGATGTTTTGAGATATGCCCTCAAAATCTTTTGATACCATTTTTGATATTGTTGATACTTCAAGCATCGAATGTTCAAAATCACGGGAGAAATTATAGACTTCTCTCGCCGCTTTTTTGAATGCCAGAGCAGAACCAATGCCGATAGCCGCGAATACATCCATTTTACTTATGGACTGTGTTAAACCGAGCAGTATTCCCTTTGCCTTCGCCGAATCACGACTCAATCCACCAGTATCAATACCTGTACTCCACATCAGGCTATCACTACCACGTATGTTTATGGCCATAACTATTCTATCCTTTTACGCCGTTTTTCATGCTTTATTATTCTTGACTGTGCATCCGAATGATTGAATATATCCCACCTTAGCGCTAATCGGTTCTGATTCATCGCAATACCCTCATTCACCAGTTTTCCGGCCCGCTCAAAATCACCATCGGCAAAGCAGGAAATCGCAAGCAGATTTAATATTTCCGGCATGATGACTGCCGTGTTTGTCGAGCAAAGCATTTCATACGGATCGCCGGGTTGCTGGTACATTAGATATGCCTCTTCAAACAGTTCCCTGGCCCGTGCGTTGTTTTTCTTTTCGAGATAATACTGTCCTAAAATCAGGTGTAATGATATGAGTTTATCCGTGTACTTTTTCGATTCATCAAACACCCGTTCCGCATTTTCGGCGTCGTCAAGTATGGTATACGATCCAATAAGATTTACAAATACTTCAAGATACGCGAACCAACCAACATGATATTCTACCCCGCGCATTAATTCTATCCAACGCTCGCCTTTTTCAACAACGTTTTTATGATCATTGCAAGAATAATACGTTTTTATGATATGCGTCAATATATGCAGATCGTCAGGATTCTTTTCATATTCAGCTTCCAACATCGGGAGTGACCGTTCTTTCTTTTTCAGAAATAGGTCTTGCTTTTGAAACATATATCCATAATGATTAAATACAACAGTATCAAGAAATAGATATGGGGTGTCAACGCGCGGCTTATTATGGATCGCAAATTGGTAAACCGGCTCTCCGGTATTCTTAAATATCCGTGCCTGAATTACTTCGGCAAACTGTTTTTTATCATAGTAATTATGCAGTTTTATGAATATGGTTTTGTTTTCTTCATATTTTGGATTCATAATAGCATTCATCAGGATATACAAGCTGGATTGTGTAAGCTCCTCATCAGCATCGACAATCATAATCCAATCGCCGGTAGCTTTCTCTATACCATAATTCCGTGCGTCTGAAAAATTCCACGGTATAAATTCTTTTACAAATACCTTGTCAGTATATTTTTTTGCTACATTTACAGTTCTATCAGTTGAACCGGTGTCTACGATGATGAGTTCTACCAACGGCTGTAATGTTTCATCATCTTTCATATTGATAATCGGAAGGAATGAGTCTAAACACCGCTGTAAGTTGCTCTCTTCATCCTTGACGATCATGCAAATACTCAGTCTGTAATTTTTATTCATGATAATAAATCCCCTAATTCTGATATGTCGTTTATTTCATTATATTCTTTGTCGTCTTTTTCTTTTTCATAACTCGGTATGGAATACATTAACATTAATATGTTTTTCCAGCTATATCCCCATAGTATTTCATCCATAGTTAAGCGGAAATATTTTATTATTCCCCCAATGACTTGCCAGTAATTTGTATATCTGCATTCATTTTCTCTTCTGTTTTCCCCGTCTCGATTAGGTTTAGCTTTTTGATCAAGACGGTAGACGCCAAAAAATCCCGTACATCCATCTGATTTGTAACTAATATCAGTAGTTGCAAAAGCTCTTTCGCAGTCAGGTTGTCATTTAAATATCGTCTCAGGAAAAACAGTCTTATTTTCGTAAACCATGTTTCCCGGCAGTTCAGGATGGCGAGCGATACAACGGTGAGTATTTTATCTTTGTGCTTCACGATTTCGGCAATACCGGCCTGAAATAAATCAATGCTATCTGATATTTCTGTGCTTTCCATTTCCGATAATATTCGAGATATATTCAGGAGCGTTCCGAGCCGTATCGGTCGAATAACGAACGTTTTTTCTTTCGGTAACAATCCTATTTTGTGCAGTATACAGGGATTGTTTACCGTGACATCAAACTCAACCCCATTATCCAGTATCGTTTTTATTGCATCGGCCTGTATTTTCGCTACATCTAATACTTCGGCCTCCTGTGTTATTTCCGGCGTTGTTTCTGGCTTTTCTTTCTTACTCATTTTTTCCCCCTTATAATATTTAGAGGGGCATATGCTGCCCCCCTATTTTTAGACTTGCGTGATAACACACGGTGATATTGCCGTTGAGCTTTGCGGTGTCAATACTTCGCACGTGAAAGCCAGTGTTCCGGTCTCAGTTTTTGAGAATTTAAGATCGCCACTAGCCTCCACAGATGCTCTCGGAATTGAGAATGTTAAATATTTGCCGTTTATATCTCTCGACCGGGCGTAGAGTGCATATTCATTATTTACAACTGTCGCTGTCGGGAAACTATAAACACCAGCAGATGCTGACCCGCCAAACGCATATAGAAGCGTCTGCGTACCCATATCACGGAGCGCAAACTCGATATATTTCCTTTGATTCCCGTATATAACGAGATCAGGAGTATCTTCCTCCTCAATATGTATGACAGTTTTTTCTGGAGGATCAACTGCAAAACGAGCACTGCCTGGTACAACATTACCTACAGTACTCATTGATGCAACTGTCGAAGGAAATGCTCCTGTTGATCTTACCGCACCGAACTGGAGATAATCCAATCCGACCAGTCTTACTGTTGATCTTTTATCACCCATTTTATTACCTCACTTTTTATGCTTTTCTTATGTGTTAAACTGGATTGTTGCTTGTAACCGAATTGATGAATAACTGATACCAGATTTATCGATGTCCTCCATGATACCCTGGCTAATAGGTTCAAGATGCAAATATGCGCTGGAGCCTGAATTATAAGCCTCGATAACCGTCAATACCGCAGCTGTCATAGCATTAAGATTCGCATCGTCAGGAATGCCGGGTGCGATGTCCTTCGCATAACAGTTGATTATCACCGGGCAGCCCTGTAAATCAATATCAGTTCCACCGGCAATATGAAGAGTCGCTACCGTTATATCCCTTTTTGTTGAATCAATCGGTCTGCTTGTGCGGTATACCTTACCGTCAAGTGTAGCCCGAACAGCAGCAACGTTCACGATCGGATATATTTTATCGAGTATGTCGAATACGGTTTTCATGTGAACGCTGTACCGAGCCTTTCGCGCATAAACGGCAATAATTCTGTGTCTGCATACATCGATGATCCAGTAATAACGTCATACCCTTTCGATTCGACAGCCGCCGCATATTCCATGCCTGCGACAACTACCAGTACCATGCCTTTATGATATTGACGGGCAATCTCTCCAACAAGTCTCGCTGATTCTTCGTGCATCATGGACGCCTTATCTATAGAGCCGTCATGTATTATTGCATATCCTATAGAGCTTGTAAGATTGCCAGTCTGATCACTGTATCCGTGATTCTTCTTTGCGTATTTAACACTTTCAATCCCGACATAAGAAAGCACCTCGAATATTTTACGAGTTTTTTCCTTTTCAAATCGGTCTACTCGTGCGTTTATATCCCGCATTGAAAACTTAGGTATCAGCCCGCCTGTCAGCCCTGACATTTTATCTCCACATGTTTCTGGTAATTAAATATCTGAACCATAATGTGATTTTTGGAGAAGAAGGACAGTTTAGCGTCATCAGGTACACTGTCCGATCCAGTAAATAGCGGTGAGAACACGTCCCAATTATAATTAAGAACTGCACCTCCTTCTCCGATCACATATTGCCCGCTCACCGGCTGTATATCACAGGTAATACATACAGTATTTAGAGTGCCCGGAGTCCAAACCCCGTAGGTGTTAGTTGTTCCGGGACTCAGCCATGATATAGTCGCCGTATGTGGATATTTCGTTACCATAATTTCTGATAGCTCGAATCTTGCGGTACGCTGATAACGCCGCCAGCAGCAATAACGCCATGTTTAATCAGCAATGCCCGACGCAATGCAATCAATGACTCCCTTGTGTACTTGACATATTTTGAGCCTTCCTTGAATTCTGGGTGGTTCAGAAGTATCAGGTATATATCTGCCGCCGCAAGTTCCACAGACTTCTGTGCAGATGCCGCATACGTCGCCGTCCCACTTACACTGCGGTCAGTCAATGCTTTAGTGAGCAGATTGTCGTTTTCGTATTCAAGCATCGCCTGTAAAGCCTGTAGATTAGTCATGGTTTAGGCTCCGTATGTGGTATGGCTCTCAGAATCGAGAATCCAGCAGCGATCGATCGTCGGCCATGAAATCATGGCGTTCGTTTCACCGAGCGTCACTTCAGATACAGGATCAGCGGTCCCAAACTTGGAAATCAAAATATGACCCTTTTTCGCAATCGTCGCCTGAGGCGGAGGATTCGTTTCCATCGCAATCGGGCCGACAAGCGTGTTGCCGAGCGGAAGTTCAGGGCAAAACAGAACGTATCTGTCAGCAGACGAAGAGTCTAGCCACGGGTCATACGATGTGATGCTGTGATCAGAGGTCTCAATATCTACAACCGTATCAACTACAATAATCTGCGGTAGTCCCTGAGATACAAGCATCTCGTTAACCATTTTCAACGACGGTGCGAGTTTTACCCATGCGCCACTTACGAATAGCGCACTACAATAATTCTGAACCTGCGTTGAAGTACGGAAAGCAATCCACTTCGACATATTCATTACGATATATTGGATTTTTGAGCCGCCAGCTTTCGCTTCTGCAACGATAGTTTCAATTACCGTTATAGGTGCGTTAGTTGAATAAGCCCCGGTTGTCCAGTACTGATTTGCAGCCGAACAAACTTCTTTATTCGCCGTCGGTAACTGAAAATCAATAGCAGACTCGGTTACAACGCCGGCATTATTCGTTGTTGAAAGCGTGATAGTACCACCTGCAAGGGCACGAATAGCCATCCATTCGAGACGTGCATTTATGCCGTCGATACAAGCATTTACGTCGCCGAATATCAGATCGAGCAGTTGAGTCATATCACTTCCACCGGTTGCTTTCAGGATGTTATAATCATTCAGATCGCTTTCTTTCATGATTTTTTTCATCCTTATGGGCGGAATATCGCCGGTAAGTTTGGAAATAACCTTGCGAGTCTTTTCCGGTGCACTGGAATTGTAGCTCACAACGTCGGCCGCAACCCGGTTGCCCTTGCTTCCGATAAGCGTTTCATACGAAAGCGTATTTACCCGTTTGATAGGGAAAAAATCAGGATAATAGAGTTTGTCATATACCCTATTCTTGAGATAAATCTCAAGGTTTTTCTGTGTAGCTTCTTTAAGAATTGAACGTTCCATTGAGACTCACCTCCTTAGGCGAAGCGGATTCTGGCGGTTAAGGGTGTCTTTACGCCTTCGCTCGGTGAAGCGTAGGGCAGGATAGATTCATTTACCGAGCCGCGAACGACTGCGCCTGCCATTACATTGGCTAGCGCGGTTCCTTCATCGTCGCGGACCTTGACGGCATCACGCAACAGACAATCGGCACTGAATTTAACAGCCGCAAGACTGGTAACATCATTACCGGCCTCGACTAATACCGTGCCTGTTATAGCGGTACAATTCAATCCTCCACCGCCAGCCGTAAATACGATAGTATCAGTCCCTACGCCGTTGGTTTTCGTGCCAATTGTAATCGCCGCAATAGTAGCCGCCGAACCTCGCCCATCAACCATTACCCATTCACCGACCTTAAATTCCTGTCCCGGCGAGTTCGGAAGATCGGAACTATATACGTAAATAGTTACACATGCCGCCGTACCGAGTGTGCGTTTCAGTTTGGCCGTCTTGACAATATTATACAGCCCAACCGAAGACGCGCTTGCGGCAAGCGGTGTGCCCGGTGCCAGTTTCTTCGTTGTCGTAGGGATACGAGTCGTGCTGATCGTCACCCCTCCTACAACATCCTCAAGGATACTCAAAAACACCGGATTATATTGAGTATCGGTTTCTTTAGTCACTGCTAATGACATAATTTTACTCCTTTACAAGTGTGGATTCTGCTTCCGATGATATTCTTCCGGGGAAGTCAGTACTTTTCAACGAACCTTTAGCATCGAGACTTTTTGCATACGCAGCAATCTGCGATTCTTCCAGTGTCGCGCCTGGACTTCCCTTTTTAACCGATGACAATTCGCCAGCCTCAAGTTTCTTATCGATAATTCCCTGCTGATGCGTATCCAGTTTTGCCTTAAAATCTGATACCGCTTCGGCAATCTTGCTCTGATCATCGACATTAACATAAGCCGCGAATTCTTCACTCAGCCCTGCTTTTCCAAGTTCCTCGCGAATGAGATTATTCATTTCGCTTTGAGTCAGCTTGGTTGTCAGCCCGTTAAGTTTTTCATCGAGACTCTTGATGGTATCCCTTAACGCTTGCAGTTCTTTTTGTTCTTCTGTCATCTGTTTTTCTTTCTCTGAGTCTTCCGCCTGCTTTTTTTTATCGTCCGCCGATTCTTCGGTTTTTTTGTCCGATTTTTTAGCAAGCTCATCCTCAATTTCCTTTCTGATTTTCGTGCTGTGCGTTTGGATGGCTTCAGTAACCCGTCGATCCGTTTCTGACTGCACGTATCGCTTAAAATCATCGTCAAGCCCAGCCTCTTTAACGATTTTTTCTACTGCTATATCTTTCTGAAGTCGCTGTATAGCACCTTCAATATCAGCCGAGTTTTTTACCTTAATACGGCCGAAAAGGTCCTCGCTCAACCCTGCATTGCGAAGCGCAGTTTTGATTTCGGTTTCAAACAACATTTAATTAATCTCCTTTTAGTTATTTGTTTTTGCAAAGCTATACTGACCCGTTATTGCTGCCGACCCCGCATCAGTATCAACCATAATCATGATATTATCACCATATAAAGTGTTTACACCAAACATATCCATAAGCGAGAAATAGCTCGTGTATGATGCCGTCGTAATGTCGAAGGAATCAGTCTCAAGGAATACATCATTGATAAAGCCCCAGAGATGTACTGTTACCGTATTTGCGCCGGGATCGGCTGATTTAATACGCAGGTCACGTATTGTATATCGAGTGTCGGCTGCTCGCAGATTCAGAACAGTAATTTGAGAATCAGATATTGCCGTTACAGTGACAGGTACATCTGCTTGTTCGCTGAAAACACCAGTTGCGCCCTGAATGGCATCCAATAGTCCATCGATTATTTCTATTTTAGCATGTACATCGGTTAAACTGTCCTCAATGGCGGTTGTTTCGGCAAGCGTGAGTGCGATCACATTAGCGTGAGTCGCTGTAAGGCTGTCTGCTACCGACGCCACAGCCGCATCTATAGCCGCCGTCTCAAGAACGACGCGGGAATGAACCACAGTTACTGAATCGCCGACCGTGGATACGTCGGTTCCAACCAGGCTGAGTACATTAGCGTGAGTCGCTGTAAGGCTGTCTGCTATATCAGACGCTGCAGTTGTTATTCCCTGTATTTCTTGGTGTACCGTTGACAGCGTATCGGTGCTTACCGTGCCGGATGGTACAGTGATGGTAATCGGACTAGTTGCAGCACCATCAAGGCTAATTGTCTGCGCATTAATCTGACTTATCACTACCAAAATTGTAAACAAAATAGTTACAAAAACAATAATTCTCTTCATAATATTACCATCCTATAGCCTTGTAATTGTGTGTGATCACCGCATTCTTTGCCCCCGATTCAGATATAAATTTTAGTCTTATCGAATCTGCAATCGCAGGATTGTTCCACGTGAATGCGTAATATCCGTTGGACGTTATTACTGTTGAATCTGCATATACCGGAGTCCACGAACTGTCACCGATCTTATATTCCAGCGATAGTGTCACTCCCCCGGATATGCCCGATACTTTGAAATTCCATACAAGCGAGTTATATACGTATCCTGCATACATAGCAGCCGACACACCGGGACTGGTAAAACTTGTAGTATCCGAATTTGCTTCCCGGTATTGCGCCTCTGAAATATTTCCAGATGTTATAACGACTAAAAAAATCACCGCCAAAAACATTTTTTTCATTTTATTACCTCCAGATAAACAAACAGATAAACAAAAAAGCCGAACGCTTTAATAGCGTCCGGCTCGGTTGCATCCGTCACCAGATTTATATTATTATTTACACTGATTATTTTTTTAATATTATTTCATGGTTTCATACCGTTCTATATGATCAATTTTTCCATCCTCAAAATAGATTGATATTTTACCATAATACCGGCCCTGTGATTCTGATAGTATTGGTTTTTCTAATACCATGTTCTTAATATTAATCAAAAATACGTTTATGTCAAGCGATTTCTGGCTTTCTGCTCCCACATTTACACCCCTATCTTTTCCGCCCATTTTTTTTGTACCACTGTTTGTAATATTCGGATTGCTTTTTTGCACGTCGTTTGCGGTATAGCCGCACCTTTTCAGGATTATCCTGTTGCCATTTTCTGACATATGCTAATATTTTATCCTTATTTTTTCGATAGTATTCTTTCTTTCTGTCTTCAGATTTCCCCATGATATTATTTCCCTCTAATGCGTTCGTTCAATGCCGCGTAATAAATTCCCATGCGATCTGAGCGGATAAATACAATCTCATTATATTGATAAACCACGTCAATGCCGTACATTTCTATGCGCGTAGGAGTGTATCCTATTGTGCCGAATGTAATGAGTATTTCAGGTATATAATACACTTCATCAACTATTTGCAATGATTCATGATGATTTTGTTTCATGAATGACTGGAAACGTCCGTCCGGGATATTCAAATATATAACTGTTTTCTCATGGCTGGCATGTTTAATCACGTTCATCAGGTTGTTTATATTTTCACAAGGGATATGCTCGAATACGTCGGCAAGAACGATGACATCGAACGTTTCATTATAAGCAATGTCCGTAACATCCTGATTTATGTATCTTATGTTCTCGTGGTTCATATTGCTTGCTGCATATTCAATCAGTTTGGGCGATAGGTCAACAGCCGTGACGTGTGCGCCGAGTTGCGCCATGAATTTAGATAGCACCCCGATCCCGCAACCAAGCTCAAGCACTGTACTATCTCGTTTTACGATCCCGCCGAGTGAAGTTTTGATTTTATTATGCCGCGGATTCTGGTATGCAATGTCGTTCATGAAATAAGGTAGCTTATTGTCGTAGTATTCGGTGATTTCGGCTGTTGTTTTCATTCGTGCCCCATCCTTTCAATTAGTTTATCCCGTGCCCCTTGTTTCGCCGTAAACTCCCGCCAGAACTGTCGCCGTTCATGCCGTTTATATCCGGCGTCGTGCATCCAGTCATCGAGCCGGTTGAGAACGTAAATACCCCGCCTGATTTTTCGACGATAATATCGAGTGCGGAAATAATCAGCGATTTTCAGACGCAATAATTTCCAGTAAAACCATGCTTTTATGATGAAGAGCGGTAATTTCATTATTCGACCTTTCCGTTCTTAACGACATGATATTCCATAATATGTCTTACCATCATTTCTTCTTCGACTCTGCTTTCTTCTTCCTGTTGACCAATACGAAAAGCCCCGCAAGTCTGTCTTTCCGGAGTAGTATATCCGCAGATTTTACAAGTTCTTGTTATACGGAGATCAAATGTTCCATTACTTTTACTTTCAAAATCAAAATAATCGTTCGTCTTCCATGCTTTCATTTCTCTGCCTCCGCGTCAAGCGGTAATTCTAACCAGTAATAACCACAATTATTGCATATTCGTGTTATTTTTTCATCGTCATAAATAAAACCAAAGTTATTATAATCATCTTTTATATCATTTTTGCCGCATTTAGGACACTTCGCATATGGATTATACGGTTTCATTTCCTTCCCTTTTATTTCTTTGAAACAACTGAAGTCTTGAAACATTTCTTCGGCATGACAGAGCTTTACGCCTTCAAATAAGCCGCTTGGGTAATAACTGATTTGTGCCATAAAATGTTTACATTTTTTACATGGCGGTTCAGTAATATTTACGGCGATGTCGTAATCTTTCCAAGGTTGCCATTTCATTTTCCTTCCATCCCCGCTTTCTCGATAAGCTCTTTGAACTGGCTAATCTGATTTTCGAGCGTCCAGCCTCGGTCGATGACGTAATTACGGTATTCTTGGTTGTGATTCTGTTCGGGAGTTTTGCCAGTTATCATTTTAACCGCTTCGGGGACTGTATTAAATAACCAATCATCATAATATAGATTTTTTGCGCCCATGAAATTATGAACGACCGGCCTTAGCCCCCTTGCCGCGCCCTCCATGATGTTCAACGGATGTCCCTCGTGTATCGATGTTGACAGGATCACGCCCTTGCCATTCCACCATGTATCCATGTCATGTACAAAGCCGTAATAGATGATACTGTCCGCAATCCCCATCTCTCGCGCCATGTGCTCCATGTAGATTTTGTACCGCTCATCCTGCCATGCCCCAGCAACGTGGAGTTTGTAATCGGGATTCTTGCCGACCAGTTCAGCCATAATCTGCAATGCGAGTGCCGGTTCTTTCTTGTGATTGATGTTGCATACATACGCTATATCGTAAGGATTCAATTCCTTATTCGGCTCTATCTGGTCAATATCGAGTCCGTTCGGTATGATTTTCGTGCAGACACGTTCCTCGATGTCATGGATTTTCCCCTTTACGATCTCTTTGATATGAACGGCCACAAATACCAGATAATCGATCGATTCCCATTTAACTTGTGTCGGTAGGTTAGACAGTGCTTCGTAGCTGTGCAGCCGGAGAATGACGCCTTTCTTCTGTATCTCGTAAAGCTGGCTGGCATATATCGATATTTCGTTACACCACTCAAGCCAGACAATGTCAGCCCATTTTACAGCATCGATTATATCCGCTTGCTGGTTCGTGTAATACCGGTGTACCTGGTACTCTTCAAGTTTATCGAACTGTCGTGCGACCGGTTCTATGAATGTTTCCTGTCCGATTGCGCAAATGAAAGCAAGTTTTTTAACGTCCTTCATGTTTCCCCCTGTTTGTTTCGGTCGTGATGTTACGGATATTTCTGTTTGATGTTTCGGGCATAATTCTGTTGTCTTATTTTCTGGATTGCACATATAACAGGTCGTAAGTTTTCCGTGCTTCTCGCACCATGTTTCTGTTGCTTGGTTTAAACCGTCGCCTTGTGCAATAATCGTAACATTCATAATATCGCAATCACATAGTGGAGCTTTCATTGATTTTCCTTTTTAATCGGCTCGAATCGTATGCCGTGATCGCCTTTGTATGGTTTACGGTGGTCGTGCTCGCCTGATAGAATAACATGGGGTATGCCGAAAGGAAAGGCTTTGCAATAATTAATATGGTCATCCTCTAATCGTGCGCTCCCGTCAATAAGTTTCGTTCCTTTGTAAAAAACGCAGCTTAAACACATATCAATTAACGGTGGTATAGTTTGTCCCATTTTATTTTATCCTCATTGTATCAAGAATAGTTTCTAGAAAGTCTTCAAGTTCTTTAGGGAATTTACTTACTTCTTTTGTTCCATAAAGTGGTGATGTATAATGACTAAATGCTTCGGCAAAATATTCACGTCCATTTTTCCCGGCGTAATCACTTATATTTTTTGAAAAGAATTTATGTTCTTTAGCAATTTTAGTAGTTACTTTGCTCCAATCAGAAGTAAATCCTCTTTGAGTTATATTCTGTTTAATGTCTAATATATGCGCAAACTCATGTCTTACGTTTGTTGCTATATGCGATTCAGCTTCTGACATATCCCATTTTGATATTCTTCCTGCCTCTAATTCTCTTTTTTCCCATGCCTTTATATTTGCCCAAGTCTTGCTATCCCATTCATTGGCAAATGTAATAGTGTTTGAGCTTGCCCTGCCTCTTCCGCTATTAGTTATATACATATTTTCTACTTTCGGAAGTTTAATATTAGCTCTATTCTGAAAAGCATTTATTTCTTTATTGACAGCATTAAATTTTTCTACGGCTTTTGTTTTTGATAGTTTACCGCCCCATGTTCTACTGCCAGAATATAAAATATTTTCAGCTATTCCATTATTTTTTGCCCACTGCTCCGCTTCCTCTATCGTTTTCGCCGGTGTCCATGTCGGCGTCATCGGAACCGGTGTTTCCATTATAGGTGTCTGTACTACATCCTTCAATACGAGCTTATCAGTGAAGTTATCCCGCAAAAAATAAGGCGTGTTCTTGTAACCAAGCAACCGTTCACCATTCTTCTTAATATACCGCTGCGCCCGCTGTGGAATAGCAGTCGTAAATCGCCGCTGGTCTATATTCCCGGTCTCAATGTATTTCGCAAACTCTTCTTTCGGTAAGGTGTCCCATGTGGCGAAACAAATACACAAGGGATGCCATCCCGTGAAGTTAAATCCCTTCGGATAATGCCCGGCCAGAGAATCGCAAATATCATCCATCGGGTGAGCCGCCGACAGTTCCACCGTCACACCCGTTACGAACGGCAGCCGTGAATTTTGTAAATAATCCGCTGTTCGGAATGCCATGTTCATCTCAGTAGCGGCCAGCCGGATAGCCTGATAATTCAGGTTCGCCCCTTTAATAAGCGTTCCCTGATATCGGATCGGTTTACCTTTGACATATCCTTTCAGTTCTTTCGACAGCGTTCTTGCTGATTTGCCTTCAAGTACTCCCTGGGAGATAAGGCTTTCGATTTCTTTCTGTTTTCCTTTCGTCATTTTCCAAACACGTTTACTCAGATTCATACCGTTTTCTGTCCTGTCGATAAACGCATTTAACGCATCGAGATTCGGAGTGCGGAAACTTTGAGCCAGTTCATCCGATACTTTCACGCCTTCAAGATACCCGTCGATCTTGTCGTTGTTCATCTCGTTTGCGAGCATCCATTGATTGCGGACACCATCGGCAGTATTTGTTTTTATATGCTCTCGCAATTCCGCAAACCGGTCATTCAGGACTTTGGCAAATCGTTTGCCTTTGACTGTCTGAAATCGTTTCGACAGGTCAGTCATTGCACCATCGATTACTCGGCTTATTTTCTGATTGCGTAGTGCTATGTCCCGGACGTGTTCACGCTCGTATGCGTT